TTGCCCATACTTCATCTCAAGTGTACCTTACCCCTCTGTTAAAGAGTTGTTCAGTCAGCCGATACCGAGAGCTACTCAGTATCACGAAACTTTAAAATGGTATTGGATCATCAGGTAGAGCATCATCATTGATTTCTTCAATGGTGTTGTCTATCTTACTACCCTGTTTACCACCTAACATCTTCATAACACCAGAGTATCTTGGTATTAGAATTGATGTATTAAACTTTTTGTTACCACTACTATCAGTATACTGTGATACATCTATCTGACCTTCTAGGTATAATAGAGTACCTTTGTTTACATAGTCTTTGATAGTCTTAGCAAGATTAGGATCAAATGTTACTACTTTGTGCCAAGTAGTTTTGTCTTTCATTTGTTGTGTATCTTTATCTCGTATCTTCTCAGTAGTGGCAATAGACATAGTAGCCATCATGCTGCCACCTTTGATTGTCTTGATCTCTGGATCTGTACCAGTTCTACCAACAAGTATTACTTTGTTAATCATTAGTTACTACCTCCTGTACTTTTGATTTATCAACATTACCTTTGTATTTCTCTTCTAGTTGCTTCACATATTTGTTTGAATCAAACATACCCATGAATACATCTGAATTGAATCCAAGATGTGATAGTGCTTTTGTTAGAGCATCAGTCAATGCTTTCTTTGGTGCATCATCATCTACTCTGCCTTTGGCATCTACCAATAGATTACATCCTCTGACTGGTCCATACATAGCAGTTCTGTTAGATATCCATATAGATACATCAGCAAACTGAAATGCTTTGTCACCAACTGTCAAAGTGTTGTAACTAACATCATACCCCCAACCAGTACCAACTGGTCCGAATACTTCTGTAGCTCGTCTGATTTGATAGTGAGCATCAATAGAAGTAAAACTCCTAGCTCCAAAGGATACTTTCTTAGTAAACCTTGGATCAGTTTCTTTAACTTCATTCCAAATATCAAGATTTTTAGTTTTAGTATTATCATCCATTTATATTACCTCCTCAATAGATTGAAAATCGACATAGTCATCTGGTGCTACATCTGTTAGTATATGATTGTTCCAAAAGCACCACTCTGCATTGAGTAATCTTTTCTGAAACTTTTTATCTTGTTGTATGTGAAATGCTTTCCATCTCACATTACCAAATATAACTGACAACCATGCCTGTTTAGTATTTGATACCATCATATAATGCTGCACTTGTGCATAATATTTTTCTATGATTGTATCCTCTTTAGTCATCATGTTTGTATGTTTAGCCTCAAAGATACCCATAGGTTTTAGATTCTCATTTAGTACATAGCCATCTATGTTAGCTAGTATGTAGTCATACTTCTTGTGCATCAATGTATATTCACACTCTTGTACTGGTAGATCTGTCTGTGCTGTAAACCATTCTCTGTTGAATGATTCGGTATGTATACCTAACTGTACTGGTAATACAAAAGATAGATCCTCTTCAACCAAACCTTTTTTGATTTCAAAAAGTTCTTTCCATTTACCAGCGACCAATAGGTTTGCATCACTCCCTCCGATCCCTGAGCTTCTGTCTATAACTTTCTTTTGACTTTGTATATTCATTTACCTTCCTCTCTACGATATCTTCAATATCTTTCTTTCTCTTCCAAAGAGCATCTGCTAATCTTTTTGCTGATGGATCTCCTCTTAACAGTCCTTCTCTCAATCTGTATTCTATATCACGATCAAACCAAACTCTAGCATAATATGTAACTTTTTTGATCCACCACCTTTTTCTTTGTACTGGATCTGCAAGATTATACTTTGTCGATTTCTTTTTAAGTTTTTTATCTCTAGTAAAAGACTTTAGAACTTCATTTGCTTTCATAATAATTTATTAGTCTATCTATATACCATCTTGCTTTTCTTAAATCTTGTGATGGTTTATCTGGATTCTTATGTCTGTTACGAATAACATACTTAATGATATTAGCTTCATGGTGATTAAGATCGAACTGTTCTATAATCTCAATGACTTGAATCTTTGGACCAATATAATATCCAGGATCAATGTGATTTACTTTTCTTGCCATATAACCTCCTATTATAACAACGAATACAAGTGTATAGTTTATAATCTATGAGCATAGCTTTTGTCCATAGCTTACCACACTCTAAACATCTTTCTTTTTCTAACATACCTTTAGGTACATATCCTCTCTTTGCCATAATACCTCCATGTGGAGGGCAACCATGCGGAGGAAGGAGATCATATACTATGAAAAAAGATTGCCCTCTATTCTGTTTTAGTGAAACCACTTGCAGTTTGCAACCTTTCTTTCACGATCATACCTAGTATTTATTGAATCACTTGGATAATGTGTACTCCAATGTGTCATAGCTTGGTATGCACTAAATTTGTTTTTACCAAACTGTTTTGAATAATTGTCAGTATATTCATCTAAGATGTAGCCTCTATGTCTTTGATTGACATGGCTTTTATCTTGTTCAGTTGGTTGTAAACATAACTGGTCTACTTGATATTCAAGTTCATTGTTGTCTACTGGTATAGATGACCACTTCTCCATTGTATTAGATACAGTTCTTAGTCTGTCATTGACATCAAATGTATTTGGTCTTTCAAATGTAACTTCTTTGTTACCCTTGTGTTGTGATGATATACGAACATCCCATAGTGGTGATTTCAAACCATTCAAACACAACATGAAGTAGTATCCAAGATCAAATGTTAGTTGCCTCATACCATTGTAACTGTTGTGTAGTATAGCTTCCAAAGCAATAAAAGAATCTTTGTATGCTATCTGATATGATGGTAGCCTGAAATGTATTGCCATCAATGCACCTCTGTTAGATATCCTGTAACTTTCTACCATATCCATGGTATGAAAATGTTTATTAAGATAATCGTGTGCTAGTTCATACGACTGTTGATGTGTAATAAGTTTGTATGAATCTTTGTGTATAGCAATCAATTCGTTGGTGTCATCACGAACCAACTGTTTATAGCCAGGTATTTTAGTCCTGTGTTGATTGAATACTTCTTCACTTCGTACTGCGAAGTCTAATTGTTCTGGTAGCATTGCTCCTCCTAAGTTACTGTTATTATTATTTTATCTCTTTCGCTGATAATACCATCAGCAAACTGTATTTCAATTTTATCAATATCTCTGCAATCGTGATACTGAAACTCAGGATCATCTGTAGTATTGTGAAATACTTTTGATTGAAATATGATTTTAGCCTGTGGTGATATTCTGTTTACCTTACACATAATATCTTTGAATGTTTCTGCGTTACACCTCATGTAGTTCTTCCTTTCCATAAAAATCTTTTGGTAGCTGAAAACCCTTGATAATCCTTACTTCTAGAGCTTTGAACATAAGGTTCTCAACTTCTTTTCTTCCTTTAATCATAGCCTGTTGTTTAGTATCCCAATCAGTTCTATGTTGTGGACCTAGTACACTATCATCAACTGTCAATCTCCATTTAGTAATACTGTGTTTGAAGTTTGACTTTACTTTGACAATGTTCACAACTATTACTTGGTCTTGACCATATGATATTGTTGCTTGGTAATGTCCTGGTCTTATGCTTCGCATTATTTACCTCCTATCTGGTTTCAAATTTTAACTCCTCTAATTGTTTTAACCAACCTTCTACAGTTGTTATATCTTTAGCTATAGCAGTTCTTAGTTTCTCAAACTCCTCTAGCATTTCATTTTCTATAAGAAACAAATCATCTAACTGACTGAGTGCAGTTGATTTACTATATCCTTTAATCGCATCTCTTGTCGCTAGTCTTTGATCCCACAGTCTTGCTTTCAATACTTTCAAGCCTTCGGTATTCATTATCTATTACTCCTATCTTGCCATCTCCAAAGCATATATCACATTCATCTGATGCTTCTGGATTGTGTGCATCAATAATTATTCCAAGTCCTAGACATCTGAAACATCTACGGAACTTCTGGTTCTGGATTGTTGTCATGTTCAAACCTTTCTCTGACCATCTCTCTAATCTCTGGTGTATAGATTAGCTTCACTCCATCATGGAGCATATGTTCTACACATTTGTTTTCTAGATCTTCATATGTTTCACAATGCTCATAGTACTTTGTGTATATGACATCAAACTTATCTAGCTCCTCATCTGTAAAGCTATCTTGTGGTTGTGGAAACTGCATATCTACCTCCCTGTAATTGCTACAATTAATATTATTAGTACAATAAATCCTATGATGATTCCTATTACTGAATCCCAGAACCACCACGGAACACTAATAATCTTTTCTAACAAGTTTCTTTACTATCCTGTTTGTTAGAAATACTAGAAATATCCATATTGGTGCTGATACAACTGACATAGTCAATGTAGGATTGATGCCCATAGATATAGCAAATGCTATGAAGCCACCACCCAAACCAATATAAATCATTATCCATGTACCAAGATACGCTGCACGATCTCGGAATTTGCTACCAACCATAGCTCTAATCATATTGACTAGCAATAATTCTAGGCTACGGAATATGTATGAAAAGATGTTAGTCATTTTTCATATTAACCTCGCTTCCATTTTCTATTATACATGATTCGGTATATGATTCAATCACATCCCATTTTTTTTTAGTAGGAATGGTGGGATATACCCACCACTCCAGTTAGTATTAG